TAGCTGTTACCGACAACCTCCACCAAAGCACCCTTTACCTTTTTCTAATTTTATTTTTTCTCTTGTTACTAATTCACCGCGAAACTGATACACTATAAGCAATTTTCATATACTTAGCATTGCTTACAACTTCAAATGTATTATTAAATGTACCACGAAGGCCATATGATTTTCCTGATATAAATTTTTTATTTTCATCATAATAACATACTTTTACTTGAAAATAATCTGAACTACTCTCCCATCCGAAAGTATACGTTTTGTTTAATATTTCTATAAAATCTGAACATTTCCAAGAATTGTTTAAAATTATTTCACCTGTTTTTTCATTTAAAAATCCATCTTTCACAGCGGCTATATCAAACTCATTCACATTACTACCAACAGACTCAATCTCACTTTTGTAATCTGGTGATGGACTTGCTCCGTATTGTTCGTATGTTAAATCATTCACTGATGTATCTAATATTTGATAATATATTGTTTGATTGTTCAGTGTTGTTTCTTTGTATACTATTATTCTAAATATTGTATAATCGATATTTTCTTGCATATTTGTTGTTATATTCTTATTGACGTTTGAAAGTATTGTAAATGTATTTTTACTCCAATCACTTGTATATGCCAATATGCTTATTTTTTTTGGTACTTGCGTACCTGTTAGCATTCCAACTATTTTTTTACTTGAGCCATTTATTGTTTGTAATCCTAATGAAAAAGTCAAGACTGAGTCTGCCGTTGCAGTTCCATTACAAGTTATTGAGCCATCTTCATTAAATATATATGTAATTCCATCTATTGTCACTTTTTCTCCTGCTTTGTACTTAGCAAGTGTATTTAGATAGTTCTTTCCACTTCTCGTCTCCTGCTCGTGATTTCCACCAATTCCAATTATGCTTCTGCAGTTGCTACTGTCTTCTACGTGTATGTATTCTCCGCTTGCTTGTCCTCGTATGCTGTTTTGATAAAAGTCTTCTTGGGCTTCTTTTAACTCTTTTTCTAGTTCTGCTATTTTATTACTTGATGTTTCTGTGTTTTCTTGTAGTTGCTCTATATTTGTATCTTGTTCTTTATTCTTTGAGTTTATGTTTGATATATTTGTATTAACTTCGCCAACATTTTTGTCTATCTTATCCCAGTTACCATTTAAATAATTTTCTATATCAAACTTTTCTGTATTTGTCTCAGGATTATCATGTTTCTTTAATTTTAAATTTGTTGTTTCACTCATTTATTTACCTCCTTTTCAAGAGTTTCTATTCTTTGTATTAAACTTTGTATTAATTCATCTTTTTGTTTGTCTTTTGCTTGTAATTTTTCAATTTGTTCTTGTTGTTCTTGAATTGCTTTATATGCAATAGAAATCATGTTATATGTATTTGCACCAATTTCTTTTCCATTTTCATCTACTGCTGTCAACTCTTTTGAATATTTATATTTATCACCAATTACAAAACCAATACTTTCTTTACTTGTACTATTATCTGTTTTATAATTAAATTTATAAATATCCGTATCTTTTATTATTTTTATTGCATTATCTGTATATCTTTTAATATTCTTTTTTGTTTCTTCTCTTGAATTATTTATAAAAGCCTTACCACTTACATATCCATCAGTACAATTAATTCCTTTATATGCTGTTAAATTTTCTGTACTTGTTATATCTCCTTCAATATAAACATGTTTTCCTGTTATATCTCCAATATCTGTAAACAAACATTCTCCTATTTTAAAACTATTACTTCCTGCTTGATTTGCATAAAAAGAAATATTCCCTAATATATCAATTGCGGGATAATCCACTACATTTTGTGGTCGTATATTCATCAATATTGTGCCTGTTCCTGTATCTTCAAATGTTACATTTCCCATTGCAACATCACCGCTTATGAAAATGTCTCCTGTTTTTATTCCCGTTCCAATTCCATCTAAAATCAGATTACAAGCACTTAAAACTAATTCTCCAGAAGAAGCATCACTATTTTTAGGTCCCATAGAAAAATTTTTTATATACAGGATTGGCCAAAACTTTCCATCACTTTTTGTTGTTATTCCCCAAGCCATACCATCAGATATTTCTTTATCATATTCTCCTGCTACTCCAAAACTTATATAATTTTGATTATCAATTGCATTTACACCCATTTCTCCAAATTCAGTTCCATTATCTTTATAAAAATGTTGTCCTTCTTTATCTAACGCCATCATTACCTTTTTGTCTTTGTCCAATATTGCTAAACTTGCATTATTGTTTATTATCATCATTTGAATAAAATCTGATATTTGATTCCAAGCAACTTTTACATGTTCATAGTTTTGTTCTATTGCCGTGCCAAGTTTACTTGTTTCTGTATAACCTTTTAACTTGTCATCTGTATTAGAATTTGCACTTTTTATTGCTTCTTGTTTAGCATTTGATGTTTCTGTTTTTGTTGAATATGTTTTACTTACTTCACTTATTGTACTTTCTGCTGTTTGAGTTATTTTATTTTCTGTTTGTGTTTTTGTATAATAATTATTACTTAAATTTTTATTTGTGCTATCAGCTGTACTTTTTGCAGTCTCCGCCGTACTTTTCGCAGTATCTGCTGTAGTTTGTGCTTTATCAGCCTTACCATCTACTGTTTTTACTTCTGTTTTTACTTCACTTACACTTTGAGTTATTCCGTTTATATCTTGTTCATGCTTTGTTATTTTTTCAGAATTTTCAGTTGTTTCTTCAACTAACTGTTGTATCTTTCCTTCTGCTTGATCTATTCTGCTTTGAACTCTTCTATTTACAACCTTTTGGCTTTCTTTTTTAACTGTCGTTTCTTCTTTTTGTTTTATTTGAATCTTGCTTGATATTTGTGCAATAAATCTTCCTTCTAATGACATTTCACCTTGATAAATAACATTTTTACCATTTATAACTATTTTGTCTCCAATGTCTATAGCAGGATCTATTATTACTTTTCCTTCAAATGTATTTACTGTTAAGCCTTTTATTTTGTTATAAATTTTTTGAACTTGGTCTTCGTCAACAATGTACATATTTTCTTGATTTATCCAAAGATTATTTCTTGTGTTGTCTCCAAATTTAAAACTTCTAACGCCATCTTCATATGATACTTTTGAAATTTTAAATTCTTCACCCCATTTATATTCTCCAAACATTTCAAGTGAAATTTCTGTTTCATCTTGATAAAATTCTCTAAAACATAACTTTCCTTCTCTATCAATACAAGCAAAACAACCAGCACTTTCAGCAATATAACTTATATACTCTCTTGCAGTTACAGTATTGTCATATACAGATATTTTCTTATCTGAATTTAAAAAAGAAGTAGAACTCAACTCTACTCCTGCTTTATTGCAGATATCTTGTGCAACTTGTAAAAGAGTTGCTTCACCTTTTGATATTAATTCACTACCATCGTAATTAAATTCAAATTTAATCATATTATCTAGTGCTTTTATTGTTATTGTATTATCATCATTGTCTGTGTAATCATCTACATTATAGACTCCGTATTGGTATCATTTCGAAACTACTATCATTACTACTTAAACTTTTAACTGATATTCCATTTAATGTTCCTACCAACATTGCATTTACTTCTGCTACTGTTAATGCATGATTGATTAAAATGCCATATTCCACTCTTATTTTTGAAAAAGCTTTTGGCATTTTATCTTTATATAGTTTCATTTCAATATGTTGACTTGGTGTACCACCTAAACAAAATTCTTCTTCAAATGCATTTCCACCCTTTTTAAAATCAAGTATATAATCGGGATTTATTAATACATCATCTATATAGATATTCATTGCACAAACTGGGTTTTCATATATATTTTGTTTCCATTTTTTACTTGTTTCGTACATTAACTCAACCCCTTTGCTTTATTTACTGTTGCTTTTTGCTGTGCTGTTAATTCCTTTTGCATCAAATTAAAAGACACTTTCCATTTTGATTTGGAAGTGTCTTCATCATTACCTGTTTTATGCATTTCACTTGTTCTTTTACTTACTCTGAATTTGGCATTTTCTAGCATACCGCCTTGAACAGATGGACATTTTACTGTAACTATCATCGGATTTTGGTATGTTGCTTGTAAAAGTTCTTCTGCTTCATCTTCTGATAAGTAATCCCATGACATTTCAAGTTTTAGCATTCCAATTGCAATTGGGTTGTCTATTAATGCTCCTGTTACCTTTGATGTATAACTATCGTTGTCCGTATCTTCTATATTGTCTTTATATGTAGATGGTGTTTTCATTAATTTACCATTTAATTTCCATAACATATTCTTTCTTCCTCCTTGTAAAATTTAATAAAATAAGTTATACTTTCACTTATAGAAAGTGAGGTGACTATAATGTCTAACTAACAAAGAGCACATGATATAACAATGCTTTATGTAAAATTGTTTGTAAATACAACTTTGCCTGATGAAAATGGTAATATAAATATTGATATTTATTCTAAATACAAAGAAATATATCCTGTTGTATTAGAAGAAGTTAATAAAGATTTTCAACAATAAAAGGTATCAATATGATACCTTTTATTAATTTACTTTTATTACACATTTTCCTGTTCTTCTTGTTTTTTGGTTTATATAATCTATTGTATCATCAAATATTTCTTTACCTAAATATTGGATTGTTACATGTAATGGTTGTCCATTTCCACTATAATTAGATAATACATCTTCAAATGTATCCCTCATTATGTTCTGCGGCGTAACAATTTCTGGGTTTGTTTTGGCTCCTGAATACTCACCTGCTAATACCGTTGTTGCTTCTGTTAATACACCACCTTTAGCTAGTCTTGGTATCTGTGGTACACTTATTGTACCTATCCAACTAAATGGCCTTAATCCCATTATTTCAGCATTTCTTATGTTTCTTAATACTGTATTTAAACCAGTAAATGGTATACGTATTACTTTGTTAATTCCATATATACTTGCATTTACTATTGATTTTAGTCCACTTAATATTCCTTCTTTTATACCATCAAATATTCTTCCACCTGTGCTAAATACATTTTTTACTGCTTGCCATGCTTGACTAAATTTATCTCTAAACCAATTTGCGACATTTCCAAATACTCCACAAATTCCTTGCCATACTCCACTAAAAAATGTTTTTACTGAACTAAATGCATTTTTTATTCCTTGTACTGCATTATTAAATTTGTCGCTAAACCATTGGCCTATATTATTAAATGCATTACATATATCATTCTTTCTATCAGAAAACCATTGACCTACATTTTGAAATGCTGTATTTATATTTTCTCTTGCTTCATTAAATTTTTGCCCTAGCCACTCTGAAATTGTGCCCCAATTTTTAAATATTAAAATTGCCACAGTAATTGCAGCCACAATCGCCAAAACAACCAATGTGATAGGTGAAGTTATAATAGCAAATAATCCCATTAATCCATTTAATATTGCCTGTGCTATATTCCATAAAACTATTGCTCCTACAACTATTGCTATTGCCTCTCCTAACGCTTTTAATATTTCAACTGCGACTTCATTTTGTGCTATTGCTTGTAATGCATCTCCTACTGTTTTTAGTATGTCTCCTATTGTTGAAGCTACTATTTCTAACATTTTTTCTGCCATTTCTGAAAAGCCTGATACTACCGGTTCAATAAACTGTACTATACCACTAAATGCACTTATAATGCCATCTAAAAAAGACTGAAATCCTGTGCTTGAAACTAAATTTAAAATAGCCCCTGTAATATCATTAATCATATTAGCAATTCCTTGTATCAATTCTGTACCATTGTTATCATTATTCCAAGCATTTGCCCATGCAGTCCCTATTTTTCCAATTGAGTTTAATATATTTGCAATTATTGAATATATTGTCCCATTAGTAAATAATGTTTCTACACTATTCCACATAGCACTAATTGCCTGTCCTATTCCTTTAATTGCATTTTTAAATGCTTCTTTTACTTGTGAGCCATACTTATTCCATGAATCAACAAGTGGTTTAAAGAAATCATACAATTTTTGTGCTAATGGTGACATTTGGCTATCTATTTTTGACATATCTCCGATATTAGGACTTGTATTACTATTATGGTCTCCAACATTATTTATTTCATTATGAACATTTGATAACTGTTTACTTGTATTTTTTGCTTGCTTTTGTGCATTTTTGAAAGCAGATGCACTTGCTTTAGCAAATATATTTACTTTAAATAAAGCATAAACTACAGATTGAACTGCCTTTAATAATTGATATACACAGTTTGTTGCAAATTGTATTACAGGTGCTAATGCACTTCCAACGGCGTATTTCATATACTCGATATTTGCATTTAATTGTTTTGCTTCTGCATTTTGACTTGATAACCATGTATGTGCTGCTCCACTCAATGCTGAATATACTGATTGCATTGAAAATAAAGCACCTGCATATTTTAAAATATGTCCTAGACCATTTCTAACACCCGTACTCATTCCTTTTATGTTGTTTGTAATATTTTGAGTTATTTTTGGTAATTCTTTAAAACTACTATTTATATTAGATATACTAGGTTTTACTTGTTCTATTTTTTGCTTAAATGCACCAAAAAAACTACCCAATTTACTTTGAGTAGTTGCTGTTTTATTTGTTTCTTGTTCTAATTGTGTTATTTTATTTTTTGCTTCTTCTAATTGTTTATTATACATTTCTATTTCTGTATATAATTTTTGTGCTTGACTATTTAATGATGTAAAATCTTTGTTTGATTCCAACGCATTATTAACCGTTGTATCCATTGCTTTATCATTAGGTTTTATTCCATCTGGTGTTACACTTTTTCTAGTATCATCCACAATTTTATCAATCTGAGGATTTATTACGTTTAATTTCATTTGTCGCGCATTTATTTTTTCTTGTAAACTATCTATTTGTTTTTGTATTTGAGATATTTGTTTTTGTGCATCTTTATTATTAACTTTAATTGCAATTTCGTTGCTTTCAGAACTCTTTTTTAAGTCCTGCATTTTCTTTTTCATAAAATTAACTGCTTGATGTAATTTGCTTGTCATTGCCTTTGTATCTACTTTCGAAAAAACTTCTTGAACTTGTTTCATTTTTTCTTTTATTGCAGGTAACATTTTTTCAAATTCTTTCAATGCTTCTTCTACTTTTGCAGTTACTACAATTTCTATCTCTTCTACTGTCATTGTTATTTCTCCTTTCTTTTTTATTTTTAACATAATAAAAAAACACCTACCAAAGTAAGTGTTTTTTTGACATTTTTTATATATTTATCTAAATATACTTATAGGTGCAGAACCCAATTTACCTTTTTTTATTGCCCATGTATTACCACAATTTTGACAAATTCCTACTGTAGAGTTAATTGTTTTTGTTTTATTTGTTCCTTTAGATTTTTTCCAAAACAAATTAGACACACCTAATGTACATAAAGCCGTAAGCCCTCTTGCACTGTTATTTACATGTCCAGCAAATCCAATTCCCTTTTTATTAGTTTGTTGCCCCTCTTCAACAAGTTGAACTTGAACATTTTCACTTCCACATTTTGGACATTTCATATTAATACATCTCCTTTTATATTTTATAAAAAGATTATATCACTTTTAGTTATATTTTCAAGTCGAATTTTGTCGAAAATGTATATTTTTTATCATTATCCCTTAAATAATATTCTTTGTTCCTCTAATGTTTGTTCTTTCTCCTCTGTTTTAAATAATTTCTTATAATTATCTCTAATTAGAATAATTTTAGGATTTTTACTCATACTATCTGCTCTTATTAGTTTATTTGTTACCGCTTCTTGTAAATTAATTTCACTTTTTAAATCGTCAATTATTTTCACGAGATGTGTCTGACAATATGCATTTATTTCTGAATATCTGCTATTCCAAAATTCATGTGGTTTCATATCAAAATAGTATGCCAATGGCTCTATAGAATATATTAATTCTATTAAATTGTTAGTTTTTCTTATATTTTCAATGATATCATTTAAACCTTTTAGATTTGAGCCATTATTTCTTTTTCCACTACTCTGTTGGCTGCATTTTCTACTGCTTTTTCCAATAATTTGTCTGTATTCATTGTTAATAATGGATTTGATGTCATTTCCTTTAGTTCTTTCTTGCTCATTTTCTTTTTGAAAAAACCCTCTTCGTTCAATGCCTCTGCTATCTTCGCATATAATTCACTTATAGTTATACCTTCTTCTCTACAATCATCCATAAAGTCATATACTTCGGTTGATGATGTGAATACACTTTCACCATTTTCATTTTCTGCTAATTTAAATATTATTTTTGACAATGCTTCTATATCTAATATAGAATATGCTTTTATAAATACTTCTTCAAAATTTTTATTTTTTAGTAGATTAGCTATGTCTACTATTTTTCTTGTTTTTAGTACTAAATTAATTGTTTTATTTTTTGTTTCTATAATCATTTTATTTTCTCTCCTTTGCAAAAGAAAGTCAGGTTGTTGTTCTTTTTCTTTTTTTT